ACTCTCGTTGTGTCTTTTTTAATATAACTCATGAGTAAATTAGTATCAACATGTGTAACAACATCTTTTCTTACTATCTCTTCCATGAGTTCATACCAGGGTTTTTTCAACGGTTTTGTGTGGCTAAGGTCGAATCCTGATAAATCTAATGATACAGTATTCCACAAAGACTCATTATACCATTTTAACAATTTGGTTTCTTTCATTTTATAACTAAGTCCTACTCCCCAGAAATCCTTAAATATTTCAGCTAGCATGTTATCAATTATTTTAATTAGAGGTCCTATTACGTATTTACAAGCAGGACAAGGACAGCCTATTTGCCTGAGTTTTTCTCCTTTTGTTTGTGCTTCTATTTTTATAAAACCATCCGAGTAAGTGCAGGCTGGTAATTCTTTCTCCCCTGTCAAGTATTGTTTGACTTCTTCCTGTTGCTTAGCTGTTAGTGAATTGTACCATGCATAAACATCCGTTTTTGGTTTCATTTTATTCAGATATTCTCTTATTTTAGGTGCTATATGTTTATTATAAAATTTGTGGTAACGGTCCATTATATTAGGATTGTATGTTGTACAACAACAACCCGCTCTTTTAGCGCATGTAAGTAAACACCTCTCACAACAATGGTACATTATAGTTTCATGTTCCCCTATAGGCAGTATCCTTTTGGCCACTGTAAGATTATCTCTATTACATGGAACTTTATCAATAATGGTATTGTAATCATCTGTGGTATTGACATCCGCACGATTTATTTTAATTGTATCTACCATATCATCAGGATGTATATTGAATTGATTAAATAGTTCTTCTGAGACGCAGCTTGATTTTAATTGAATATCTTTAGATTTATATCCCCCTATATAAGCAACATAATTATTAATTTTCCTCAGCGACTCTAAATTATTTTTATTAACATTTCCTGTTAATGTCATCATTAATATATTAATAGCGGAAACCTTCTTGATTTTCTCTTCATCCTCTTCTTTTTTCTTATTCTTCGCTAAGGCAATTAGATTATTGAATACTTTCTCTTTATGTTTGCGTGACTCCAAACTTCGTAATGCTGGTATAAGTTTAGATAATGCATTTATATCATTGGACTGTTTATTTAGAGTCCTTATTAAGTTAACCTTGCCCTCTTGTTCTGATACCATCTCAACTAAATCACAATGATTTTTATAGTTCACAATACTAGTTTGTTGAGTTCTTATTATTTGCAATTGTTGATTTTTATTTTTTAAATCAGTTATATGTTTATTAGTATTGTGCCAGAATATATTATCTGTCATTGTGTTTACCACTGTATCCAGGTCTTTCTCATTTAAATTTTTGCCGATAATTGTATTCAACATATCTTTTGGGTTAAAACTCCATCCAGTTTTGAATTTTCCTCCTTTAATTTTGAGTAGCATGTCCTTAAGTATGCTATTGTTGATTTGCTGTATCATTGTGAAAGTTTTAACTGTGTCAAACATCACATCAGCAATTATCGGTAGTATATCTTCAGCAGTAGCGGTATTCTTACAAAGACTCAGCAAGTGGACTATGTCTTTAACTATACTCTCTTGAGTGAATTCTTCTACTTTTCTTTGTAAATAATCTTTGTATAGTTGGTTATAATCTTGTATAGATACTGTTATATTAAAGTTCTTCTCCTCTCTACTGAATTTATACCATGCGTTTCTATCAAACCATCCTTCGCGTTGTTTTAATGTAGCTGCTTTAAAATTGACACCAATTTTTTTTACCATCATCGCTGTATTTTCTTTATTTATATTTCTGATTTCTACTACTTGGACTTCACCTTCTTCCATCTCTTTGAGGGTTTGGTACAAAGTATTCTTGCTTTGTACTATAGTTATTGGTTCTCCTGGTTCATTGTAAGGAGTGTCAATTATCGGTTTAAATCTAATATTAGTTTCCTCAGTGTTGTATTTGATTTCCTTATCTAGAGGTCTTATTGTTATAGCTACATGATGACTTTCTGCATGCTGAAATCTTTTAGTAACATAAGCAGAAAAACCTGTTCCATTAAACTGATTATTCTTATAAAAATAATTAAACATCTCTCTGTGTCTGTAGGTTTGATCATCCAACACGTTGAAGTTTATATCTTGTTTAGTGGTTCTTTCCCACTCAACAGCTTTAATTCGGTTTGATTTCAATATACCGTTACTCTTTATGGGGTCAAATATATGTATTACAGCCTTGATAACGATACCTCGTTTAAGGACATTTTCAATGAATAAATCGGTCATATAATAAAGACTATGGGTTAATAATAGGATTTTGGGATCAAAAGCTATTATATGCTCACATACATCATCTTTTTGTATACATTTGCATGTGTTATATTCGCTAGCTCCTAATACCATATATCTATCGTGTTTCTCGCTCCTATCCCAGTCTTTGGGTTCCATATTGGCTCTATTGGTAAAAAAAGGGCCCCAGCTTAAGCTTAATCCTGTAGATACAATTCTTACGGATGCTCCTATTTCAGCAATTCTAGTATTAAATTTATCAGTTATATCATTATACCATAAGCTTTCTTTTATAATATAATTTTCCAGGTAAGCTCTTTCTGAAGCCAAATCATTATGAGGGTTTGTTGATATCGTTAATTTTATATTCTCTACCGATCCTTTATAATCATCGAAACTGTTTTGACCTGAATAAAAGATATGATTTTCAATTTTACTCATAGCAGTTATACTTATAGTCCTTTTATCATAGGTGTGTAGTGGTTTAACTATTTCTTTTGTTATTTTCTTATTTTCAATTTGTTTAACACAATGTGATCCACCTTTTAGATTGAATTTAATTTTATATACATAGTTAAATACAACAGGATCATCAGGTTTTAATATTTTATAATTTGTGTTTACAATTGAAAAGTCTTCTAGAATTTTTTGTTCTTTTAGGCCATATAACTGTTGGAGTAATTTGAACTTTACAAAATTATATATATTTTTAATTTTGGTATCAGCATAAACTGGTATTTTAAATACCTCATTTCTAAATTCGATGCTAACTATTTGGTTAGCTGCAATAAATTCTTTATCTTTTATGGGATTGGTATATCTTAAGTAGTTATTCTTAACATCGTGTTCAAATATCTTAGGGTGGGCTTGGATTAATTGATTTGGGGTTAGTAATATATTGGCTATCTTTTGGCGTTGTAATATTCCTT